CATCCGTCCCCCTAAACCACCACATAACATTGCTGAAATCATCTGTTTAAAATTTCTATTATAAAGTCCATATCCTTTTCGCTTAAATCCTGATGATTAGGTAAATAAAAGCCAAATTTATGAATCAGATCAGCATTTGGATAGTTATAAGATCCGTGTTTTTTAATCCAAAAAGGCTGTTTCCCGATTGACCCCGCTATCAGTGGCCTGGTTACAACTCCATTTTCCTGCAGTTCCCTGACTATCCGGTCTTTTTTAATACTCACAACAGGATAGGCAAAATTTGAAACATAACCCCTTTCTTTAAGAGTCAGAATATTATCTTTGATATGTTTCAGGTAGTACCGAAAATTATAGTTTCTTTTTTTGGAAAACCGAGCGAGTTTATCCAATTGTCTGAGTCCGATAAATGCCTGNAGATCAGTTGACCTTAAATTAAGTCCCGGATAATAGAAAGTATAAAGAGAATTGAAATCTTCAACGTTCCACTTCTTTTTATGCCGCTGCGTTGTCTGGGCATCCCAATCACGATCCCATCCGTGGTTACGCATCGAAACAAGAAAGTTATATAATTCGGTGTCGCTTGTATTTATAAAACCTCCCTCAATTGTACTCAAATGATGCCCATAATACATGGAAAATACAGACGAATCGCCATACCGTCCCAGCATCTCAGCGCCAATACGTGAACCCATGCTCTCGCAGTTATCTTCAATTAATATAACATTAAATTCCTTGCATAGATTAACGATACTATCCATATCCGGGATTAATCCAAGGGGCGCAACGGAAATAAATATATCAGGCTTAAACTCGGCAAATATTTCTCTTAACTCTTTCAGGTCACATGACAGGTCCCTGAGATTGCAATCACAAAGCCGAACATCATAACCTAATAACATCGGAGAACTGACATCCGTGACCCAGCTCAATGCCGGAACCACTATCTTAGGATTATAACCAAGTATTTCCTTATATGCTGCCAAAAGCAAGAGAATACCTGACGATCCCGAATTGACAAAAACAGAATATTCAGTTCCGACCTTCTTTGCCCACTTAGATTCAAGTTCTTTTGTAAGGGGCCCTTTTGTTAGCTGTGGAATAGGGTCTTTTTGCAGCCATTCGATCAGTGCGTTGATATCTTCCCGGTCTATTGTATNACTTACAAGGTTTATCATCTCTTTAAATTTAANTAAGTTGGTTTCCCGGAATAGATAATTTCTGACAAGTTAAAACCTTCTTCCGGCACTAAAAAATTAATATTTTTGAACTGCTTTAATATCTCATGATCTGAAGCATCATGACTAAATCCCTCATGAGAGTAATCCTGACCCCTACCGGCTCCTGCAAGTATTACCGGGATGCTCTCATGGTCGAGGTATAGCCGAATCGCTTCCATTGGTCTGAAAATAAGAAATGGCGTGATTGTGTAAACTACCGGGATACGACCCGACAAAGCTAATCCGACTGCCATAGTTATTGCTGCCTGCTCCGCTGCACCAACATTATAAAACTGATCCGGCATCTCTGATCTTATACGGTCAGCATAAAAATAACCAAGGTCAATAGAAATAAGAATAATATTTTTATCCTTAACCATTAAATCATAAAGAGAATCAAAAAAGTACTTTCGCTGATTCATTTTTTCTTATTTTATGATCATATCTACTATGACATGGTACACACATTCTTTTAAAATCAGACTTATCTCTTATATATTTCCCTGAAAGATTTGCCCAATGATATTTTCTATTTGAGTCACTAAGTCCGCAAACTTCACATCCTATTGGTTGTCCCAAATGTTTTGTTACCCAGTCATGGATACCATAATAACCTACCTTTTCGCCTTTCCATTTAGGATGTTTCGTTTCATCCATTCCAATTCTCGACCTTCCATCATAAGCACCAAAACAATTGCGTGAACAAAATATTTTTTCACCCCAACGTTTTATCCCATAAGAAGAAGCGACACCTTTTTTATTATAACTGGCAATATTATAATATTTTTTACCACACTCTAAACAATATTTATATTTTTCCGTTACTCTTTGATCTATCTGTTTCCTTTTACCACGGATAGCTTCAAAATAGCAATCTCTTGAACAAAATTTAGTTTTCCAGTTTTGATTTTTAGGAGAAAAATCAACTCCGCATTGTTTACATTTTAGTATTCTCATTGTTCTCATAAAAATTGCCCATACCAATTACAGAGGCGATCCAGTCGTGTAATATTACACAATTTGGCAATGTAACTGATATGGGACTTTTTGTTTTTCATAACTGAATCGCATTACAAATATATAAAATAATCAAATCAACTGCAAATTTTCTTCTCATGATATGTAAAAATATACTGCCCCGTAATCCGGGAGGCTGTTAAATGTTATTTCCGGATGCCTTAACTTAAATTCTGCCAAAGCCGTAACAACACCCTCAATATTTACCGTATCATCCATTACAACAAATAACCTCTTCTTCTTTGCGAATAATTCTGCAAGTTGTAAATCTAAAGTGACATATTCAAAAGAATGGTTGCCATCAATAAATAAAACGTCTGGCTCAATAAGTTCATACAATTTCCCTTTCAAAAACGCTTCATCAGTCATATCAAAATGAAACACATTATCACAATCTTTTGTATTATTATAAAATACCTCTCTTATTGCAGTAAATAAATCACCTTTTCCAACTCCATTCCCTGATGTATGTCCATCCTCAATAAATGGATCAATAGAATAGAATGTCTTGTCAGGGAATTTATTGCTTAACATTGCGATTCCCTCCCCATCATATGAACCTATTTCTAAATATACCTGATTACTGTATAAGTTATCAGTTATTATTCCTTCGTATAATTGCCTCGCTAACATCAGATAGTTATATAATGTGCTGATAATCCTTTTAATCCATAATCTTCCACTTTTGTATATCTTATTTCAATCTTTGGGAATATATGTATAACATTCCATTGCATCCAATCTTCTATAGAATCATAAGCTGAAAACCCGTTCCAATTAATGTAAACCTTTAAGTTTGTGACATTATATTTTCTAATCACATTTGCAGACTCGTAGATAATGCCTTCAAAAGCCTCCCCGTCAGAAATAAGACAATAGACGTTTTTTGTCCTGTCTGCCAGTGCCATCCCTACTGATATACCAAGTCCCATTCCGAGTGACCCGGTTGAACAATATATTTTATCTTCTAAATCCCGATGCGGATGTGTGCCATGTTTTAAGTAAAGTTTTTCAGCATCAAAACCATAGTATTTTTCAAGGATGCAATAAAGAGATAGTCCAGCATGTCCGCAGGAAAGGACAAATGGCTCATCTTCTTTTTTAATCCGGTAAATCTCATCAATTATCCCTAAAGATGTATAACAAGATCCAAGGTGAGATAATTTGTATTTTTTAGCTATTTCTGTTATTCTGCCAAGCATTTTCTCCATTTATGCGATGCTTCCTTTCTTATTAATTTCATGTCTTGTGAGTTTTTAATAGCGTGACATTGATTCATAAGTTCTTTTTAATCCTTCATACATTCCAATATCTTTTACTCCCTCTTTACATACCCAATCTTCATTGTCATAGATCCTTAAAGTCCCTGATGTGTATTTCAGTTTCTTCCCGGAAATCTGTTCTAACATTCTTACAACTTCGAGGTTTGATATTTTGATCCCAGCACCTATTCGAGTCGCCCCGGCAAATAATGCTTCAACTGCACAGTCAATATAAACCCAGTCATGGCAGGCTCTTTCATCAAGTATCATCTCTGCACCTGTATTCAGACAATCTATGATGGTAGGAATAAACCGGTGTTTCTGTTCACCGGGGCCATAAATAGAATAAGGCCGGACGTTAATCACATTCTTATACATCCCTGCCAGTTGTTCACCGCAAAGCTTCGTTATGGAATAATATGTAGGCTTATCAAAGAAAGTTACTGATGAAGTCGATAGATTATAAAATGTCTTATAATTAAATTCTTTAGCGGCCTCCAAAAGATTGTATGTTCCGATAATGTTAGCATTTACCACTCCTATAAAATCTCTCTGATAATACTGGTTGCCATAGGCTGCGAGGTGGATAATCACATCAGGATTATTTAAATAAAATAACTGCTTGAGTTGCTCAATTGACTGGTGCCGTGGGATGGAAAATACTGATTTACCCTCNAGGTACTTTGTTATCGCAGTTCCTAAAAAACCTGACTGCCCGGAAATATAATAATTCATAACAGTCCCCCGTCCGGATGATAGTGATCGTAAATAAGAATTCCTATTACAAATATAGCCCATGCAAGTGTAGGAATCCATGCATATTTCGTATTGCCACTATAATCCTCTGCCATACCATAAAACATTAATCCCCCCAGTATTATAAGTAACGCAATAACAAAAACTGCAACTATATTTTCCCATATAGTCCCCCACTTTACTTCCTTTAATCTTATTGTTTTCATAATTTTGATATTAAAATTTCTTTACAACTTTTTCAATGTATTCAAATATTTCACCTCCATAATGCGGCGCAGCTCCAATAAAAAATACTTTATCGAGTACTTTGTTTGCCTCTGGATAGTTTCTGTAATCATCATGAAAAGCGTAACCGGGATGCATCAGAATATTACCTGTAAAATAATTCCTTGTCTGGATGAGGTGTTTTTCAAGGTGTGCGACTAACTTATTTTTTAATCCGTCCTCGCAAATAAAAGGAGTCCCAAACCAACAAACATCAGCCCTGCCTAATGTCTGAACCCCATGCACTCCTGGAATCTTACTTACAATTTTCTCTATTATTGTTTTTGAATGTTTTCGCCGGGCCTCAATCTCTGTAAATTTGTCGAGCTGGACCAATCCTATTGCACCCTGTAAATCAAGTGGTTTAAGATTATATCCCATGTTTGAAAATACGTATTTATGATCGACAATCCCGTCATAAGCTTCGAGCCATTTATCAAACCGGTGGCCGCATGATCCTTTCAGTAACATATTATCTGAACCGATACAATTACAATCCCGTCCCCAATGAGCTATACTTGTCATAATTTCCATCAGGCCTTTATCATTAGTACTNATCATACCTCCTTCCCCGGTACATAGTGTATGCGCGGCATAAAATGAACAGGATGAAGCGATACTATATTCATTCAGGTATTTCCCGTTCCACTTTGTCCCCAGAGAATCGCAGTTATCCAGGATCGGTTTCAATCCATACACATCACATAAATACAAGAGTCGGTCAATGTCCGGCGGATTACCAAGTACAGGACTTAAGAATATCGCTTTGGTACGATATCCTATCTTTGATTCAATTTGATCTAAGTCAAAATTCAGGGTGTTCCATTCAATATCTACAAATACCGGGTTGAGCCTATTTTGATAAAGCACAGATATTGTTGTCGGAAATCCAACTGATGAAACAATAACCTCATCTCCGTCCTGCCAGTTATAATATTTTTTTAGAGCGGCAATCATAACCAAATTAGCCGATGATCCAGAATTGACCATTAAAGAATAACCAGAATTAAATTTCCTACTGAATGCCTTTTCAAAAACATTAACCTGGCCGCCTGATGAAATCCACGTACCGTTAAGGAATGTATTTATTGCCGCTTCACTTTCTTTATTGTCCCAGTATGGACCGGAATAAGGAATGACAGTTTTACCTGGTTTGAAGTTCACAGAATTATAAAGATATGGTGCAACATGATTGCCAACTAAAGATTCTATTTTATCAGGTAATATCATAGATCAAGTGTTAAAATATGTTTTGCTCTATATTCCTTATTTTGTCTTAATATTTCAAAAACTCTTTGGTTTATCTCCCATTTTGACGGGTCCCATGCCGTTGAATGATGCTGATGAAGCACAATAGGGTTATCGGTTATTTCAACCTTCAATCCTAACATTGCTATCTGATGAAGGAAGTAATTATCTTCATAAGCGCAACCATCTTTAAACCGTTCATCAAAACCATTTAACTTAATCAGGTTCTTTGTTGTAATTGCTGAACAGAAGTTATAACCTACCGGTCTTATCTCAGGATGATTATACCACGATCTTTGCCCATCCGTAGTGCATGGCCTATTCAGCATCTCGAATGACCCAGGCGTTTCGTCCTTGCCTAAAGAATAACAACCAAAGGAAATATATGTTTTGTCCGTTACCTGTTTGGCACGGCTTAATATGTCCCCGTGATGATAGCACTCTGACTGTTGCATGATAATAATATCCGGGTTTTCCTGAATTGCATAGAATAAACCCATGTTAATAATGCCTGTATAGATATGCACCCACGGTTCGGTAGTGAATTTAATTACCCGGACTTTGTAAGGCAAATCAGGGAATATAATATCTTCTTTGCTGTTATCATCAACAATAATCACACTGAAATCTTCTGGATCGTATTTCAGCAATGACTTCAGAGTCCATTTTAAGGATTCCGGGCGGTTGATGTATGTCATTAAAATAACTACTTTCATGATTCCATTTCTAATTCGTTTCCGGTTAAAGCAAAGTAAAGGTTCTGAAGCTGATGGACATATTTAAATTCAGTCCAGCAACAATCATCAAAATTAAACTTAGGGTAAAAGAGTTTGCAATCCGTTTCTATTACAAATCTGTCATCCCCCTCCCACCCTATGCCCTCTTTATGTTCAAATACCTGACCATTAAGTCCAATGCTTTTAAATCCGAATTTTTCTAACCACAACTCGGTTAATGGGACAGGAATTGCCCAACCTGGATGTTCAGAAAGCGCATAAAATTCACTGGCTTTTATAGGCCTTATCTCATTAGGGAACTTTCCCCCTCCTGCAATTAGAAGCTCTACTATATTCCCGATTCTTAATTCCTGTATTTTCATCTGAATATTCCTCCCATACTATGTGATTCCCGACAAGTTTTGAAGTAATACTGCTCATCCGCTGGCATATCTTCAAATTTAAAGTAATACCACGGCATATGGCGACAGGTATATGGCCTGTTAGTCCTTATCCCTTTAGTTGAATGAAAAGGTACTTTGTATAATGCAAACGTGGTATCGACAGGTGCGTCATAATACCTGCCATCAAGTGGATTCTGCCAGAATTGTATTTCCCAGTCAAGAGGACAAAAAGGTGTTTTTGGAAGGTCTTTTATTTCAAGTGAAAACCCGCATTTATCAAATTGAGGGTAACGATTTAATCCTTCCTCCAAAACACTCAGAAAGTCATCCGGAATGCCTGTTAAGTCCAAGTCAGGATCGGTGACAATGTAATTACCTGTTATTCCGAGCTTCTCCAAAAGGTTCTGTTCCCAGACTACCTTGTAACCGTAATTCTGAGGCATGCGGATAATCTGATAAGGAGTTGTTTTGTAGTATTCTAATAATGGCGGGTAATCAGAATTGTTATCGACAAAAATAGGATCAACATTTATCTCCCAAAGCCAATCCGCAATTTTTACGGGCAGTTGCAAGCGATTGTACACAATGATAAATGCCTTACACTTCATGACAAACAAAATATTCCGGTGTTTCAATCTTCTTACCTTCAAACTTCCGTAGTTGCTGGATGAACTGATAATCGTGACCATATCCGGCCTTTTCCCATTTCAACTTAAGGCGTGAAGCATGGCAGATATTCGAGGTTCCGCAATGACCGTACAAAGAAACGTCAATTTGCCGCTCAATGAACTCAGTGCCTGACCATCTGAAGTCGTTAAAATACAGCCAGTTCTCAGTATTATCCATCTGATCATTGATTTTCCGTAAATGATCCGGGCCATACTTATCGTCATTGTCAATATAGATAATATACTTACCTTTTGCGGCCTCAATACCGGCGTTCCGGGGTGTATTCGACCATAGCTCTTTACGTTCGACTCTTAAAAGATTAATCCGCTTATCGGTGAAATTGTGCTTAACTACAAATTCAGTTAAAGGGCATCCATCAGCCACTATGATTAACTCAAAGTTTTCGTATGACTGCTTTAAAACTGATTCCACAGCCCGGATGAGTTTTTTATCTTTGCCGGTCGCTGATCCCGGGTAGTCGGAAAGCAGGGATGCCATAATCACGCTAAACTTCATACTATTTCCAATTAGTTGACCTAAATAAAAATCCACATAAAAGATTAATTCCTAAACTCTGCCAAAAAGTTAGTTTCATTAATCCAAATATTGTTGGCATAAGCCAATTCCAAAGCCACATTACTGGAAATGCCAAAAGAAGTCCAATTCCAATTATTAAAGCAATTACGCCCAAAATTTTAATTACTTCTTCCATCTTGTCAGTTATTAAAAGCCCCGCAAACAAAAGGGCTATCAACTACACCCGAGGGGATAATTGCTTTTGTTTTTGGGGCTGTTACTGTTTTTNATTGCATAGTGTAGTTAATAGCCGTAACAAATTTACACATTTTTTTGAATAAACAACTAAAGCAAAGAATTTATTATATCAACTCTCAAATCATTCACCTTCGATAAAAGCAAGCAATCGCAAACATACTCCCACGCCTCTTTTGTCAATTTAGTTTTATCTGCTTCGCCTGAAAGAACTGACCTGATCGCTTCGTAATAAGAAGGGCCGTCAGTATAAGGCAATGATCCGGGAGCGTTCCACCATGCAGGAGCAACACACACGGCCCCGAAGTAAGTCGCCTCAATATATGCGATATTGCTTTTTGCCCTGTTAAATAGATTGTCATGAAGTGGAACATGAAGACAGGACGGGGCCATATCAAAGAGAGTTTTCATGTACATGGCAATATCCAATGACGGGACGTGTCCTTTGTTATCTGTTTCAGTCAGGAACCAGGGCGAAAACCCGCAAAACATGAATCTCCATTCCGGGAACTCTTTAGTAGCTTCATTAATCTGCTTGCTGAATGACATCAGGTCAAAGATATGCGCCTCAGGACCACGCCAGACAATATGATTTGTCCGCTTTGGTAATTCGGGACGTTTGAATAGCAAGTCATTTAAAGCGTTCGGGACAATATGAATATTCTTGTTAAAATCGCTGTATGCCTGCCTGAGGTATTCCGTTGGCACACTTACAACATCTGCCAGCTGCAGCATTGCTTTTATATTACCCTGAGTCTCAGGGTTGTTATAAAGTGCATAAGTCGGATTCTCAGGATTAAGAGCAAAAAGGTTATCATCATAGTCCAACCAGATTTTTACACCGCACTGTTTAGCATAACCGCAAACATTAAGCGACTCCTTTGAAAATGCCCTCTGATGGTAAATGAGATCGAACTGAGTCAAGAATGACCAGTTCATCGGGGCCTGGTTCATCTGTACCAGTGTAATGTTGTGTTTTGTTTTCCTGCGAAGGTCTTTTAAGACTCCTGCTGAGCGATAAAAACTGCAAGTATCTCCATTTTCAATAGTTAAAAAAAGTACTTCTGCCATAGGTTTTTAGCTTGTCTCCGATAGGCTGGAGGTTTTTGACTAAGTTTAATAATATCAATTAATTACAAATTATCATTTTCTGACCCGGAAAGCTCCGCCGTGGCATCTGCTTTCATACGCTCCATCTCTACTTTTGAATCTTTAACCAAAGGATTCTTTTCTATTGCTGTTTCTTTTGACATTATCCCTCCTGTGACAGCTACCGATAAATTATCAATAATTTCCGTTGTGTTCATTGGAAGGTAAGGTGTAACCTCAGGCTTCAATTGAACTGTCCTGCATTCACTTGCCAGCGAAGTGTCGATTAGAGCTCCTATGGCCGCCTTGATGATATTTAACCGCCTTTGAAGTCCTATCCCGAACGTTTCCTCTTCCATGCGAACTGCCATATGCGGATCTGAGAAAATCATTTCTGCTGCAAATCCTGACATCTGGCCTATTGTCATCATTTGGTCAAATGATATGTTCGGAGTCTGCGACATTGCATGAATGAACTTTTCAAGATTCGTCTGCTCCAGGCTTATCGACTGCGGCTCTGAGGCTAAATTAGCGTAACCGGCCGTTGCCCCGTTCTCGAGTTGCATAACTGACCCCTGAGCGTTGTCAATTATCTCGCCCTGGATTTCACCGGCCACGGTGAAGATAGGCGCCCCGAACTTATCGTTCATCCCGCCGTGATTCGAAGTCAATGTTTCGTGACGGTCAATCATTGACTGCACGTTATGCCATACCGGTTTTTTCTGATTGTAGTATTCAACTAGAATCTTCTTTGCGGGATTCGGGACCGGATTAGCGGGGATATAGTCGCCTGTCTCCACTGATTTGCCAATTGCATCAGGATCAAGTGTCCACTGGCCATCTTTTTTGATGTACTTGTAAGTAAATTCAGCAGTGTAAATATCCGAATGCTCAATATCTTTGCCGTTCTCGGATAACTTATAATCCCTGCGAAATGATATCATCGTTCCGTTACTGTCAAACAGTGGGTAAAGAGTGTCACCAAGTTCCGGGGAGACAATCTTGCTGTTTAGTGTAAACTTGTATTTTGGATCATTCGTTTCAACATAATACCAAATAACAGCGACTTCCAGCTCAGACAACTTCCGGCGCAGGATCTCTTTATTCTTGTAATCCATTTTATTGTCGTTCTGGATCCTCTCTACCAACTTAACAAGCTGTTTTTCTTTTTCGCTTTCAGTATCCCATATTACATTTGTTTTAACAGGATGCGAAAGTGTGAACCCGACCCGGCGTTCTGTGATTATGTTCTGCCAGGGAATGCCGACTCTCACAACATCTATCCACTTATCGGTCCAGTTAACATTACCTGCAGAGTCTTTTGTGCCTGAATCAATTTTGATCTTACGCATTGGCCGGATAGCCTTATCAAAGACATCATGAGTATCGACATTGTACTGTTTAATAGCATCTGCCTGAACCCCGGTATCAACCTGGCGGGTGAATAGCTTATCAATCGCTTTAAAGTCCTGTGATTTAATTACGTCAAGTGCTGCCATATCTTTTTGTGTAAAGTTATTTAAATTTTTCCTAACAGGCTTGAAAGGTTTGTTTTTTTACGATTATGTCCGATAACCTCTTCTAGAATCACATAACGCCCTGCGTCAATACTGTTATGTACTAATATGCCATTTGCGAAATATTCATGCACTCCTTCGACGTGGATATCGAATACCTGCATCTTTTCGCCTTTTACGCAATGCTTTTGCTTTACAGTTTGGATGACAGTATTTTGATATTCCTGAATGTCTTGTTTGATATTCTCTTCCGCAAAATTGACAGATAAGCGTTTTTTGTCCTTTATCCTTCCATCCTTCTTTACTATGTTCTGAGTGCCATTCTCTTCCTTCTTTTGAACCATGCCATTCTTTTGCTTTTTCAATACCCGCATTATGAAATTTATCAAACCATTCTTTGTCTCGCGAAAACCGCGACTTCCCATGTTCTGACAAATGCTGATGCTTTTCTTTAATTTCAATATTTTCGGGTTGATTATCCCATGTATTTTCGTTTTTATGATGAACAGTAAACCCCTTAGGAACTTTGCCATTATAAAATTCCCAGACTGCGACATGCATCCGTTTTGTTCCTCTTGAAAAGTATCGTTCTCTTGGATAAAGTCTGTATGTTTTCCCATTAAATGTTTGCTCAGGAATACCTGCATCCCCGATTCTAATTGTGAAATCTGTTCCCATCCTTGCGTTGTTTTAATTAAATGATCTTCTGTACAATGCAAAGATAATGAAAACATATCGAATTGTATCGAATAGTTATTAACTTGTTTTAATCCATTATGATATAATTTTATAACCCGACTAAATCCTTCCGAAGTTAAAACATCATCAGATGTTTTTATATCACAAATATTTTTTATTCCTTCTTTCGTAATTATTTTAGTATCTGAAACAAAACAGTGATTAAACTCATCAACTGGCTGGTTAAGATATCTACCTTCCTTATCCTGATCATAAACGTAATTATCTATTTCCTTCTTAATATTAGTCGACCTCTTGGTGATTTTGAGATTATACTCTTTCATCTTTGCCAGCCCGGCATTGATTGATCCCTGAAACTTTTCAACCGCATGGATATTTAACCCTGCATTATGTATCTCATCTATTAGTCTGGGGTCTGCACTTTCAGAAATAATCTTTTTATTTTGACATTCTGATTTTAAGACTTTAATAATATCATTTGTCAACATTTTAGTTCGGTAACAAATTTCATCCATATATAAATCCTCACCATCTATTGCCACGTTCAAAATTGCAGTAGGATCATTTGTGTAACCGAAGTCCATACCTACCCATCGCTTGCGGATATGTTCCGGTATTCCTTCCACAATCTCATAATCATCAAAAATCCGCCCTTCGATAACAGCCCGGAGTCCTAATCCGTAAACAGTCCAAAGAGATTTATTCTTACCTTGTAACTTCTCAATATCATCAATAATTTTCTGCTCCAGAAATGGATTATCATTATAGGTTGAAATAAAATGATAACAGTCCGGGTCTTTATTTACTGATTCAATCCAATGATCTTCTGAAAATGAAGGGTTGTAATCCAAAACAGCAAAGAGTGTGGTTCTCATTATAAGCTGCTGCCATTCCAGGTAACTTAATTCATTCGCTTCATTGGCAAATAAGATTCCACGTTTACGACCTCTGATCTTCTGTTCATCATNAGTTGAAAAGAACTCGACCCAAGAGCCATTATTAAATTTATAAATCAGTTCTGTTTTATTGAACTGTTTATCATTCCAAATATCCATCTTAAAAAGAATCTCTTTGAAGTCAATCAGGACTGATCCTTTAAGCGCCGGTAATGTTTTACGGACAATAGATAGCCGGGTGTTATTGTGTTCAAGAATATATGTAATCAGAAATATTAAGATATTAACCGTTTTCCCTGATCGGGATGAACCTTGAAGAGAAAGAATCGTTTTACTTTCAGCAAGTCCCTTAATAAGTCCTTTATAAACCTTACTTGCTACTTGTATCTTCATGTTCTACTTTATC